CTTAAGGGTTATTGAACATGATTAATTTACCTGTAAATCCATACAGTTCAATACCTTACAGGTCAAATAGTGATCACTTGATCATTTGATCAAGGTTGCGCTACGTAAAATCTGTGAAATGTTGGCAGTGTTTGTGCTCCAGATTTCGCGTAGCGCACTTAGCACCACCAATCAATCAGAGGTGAAAAATGGGATATTCAGCTGCTAAAGTGTCCACTCATCTTGAGCTTGAGAAAAACCGTGGTTACTGGCGGGCAAAAGGGTTTGATCGTGATAGTTGTCAACTGTCATTATCGCGCGGTGAAGAGAAAATAGAACGCACGCGCGGTCGCTGGCGTTTCTATGACGAGAACCATAAACAGGTAAAGGCAGAGCCGATCCTGTACACTTTACTTAAAACCATTATCTGAGTGTTAAATGTCCAATTTACTGACCGTACACCAAAATTTGCCTGCATTACCGGTCGATGCAACGAGTGATGAGGTTCGCAAGAACCTGATGGACATGTTCAGGGATCGCCAGGCGTTTTCTGAGCATACCTGGAAAATGCTTCTGTCCGTTTGCCGGTCGTGGGCGGCATGGTGCAAGTTGAATAACCGGAAATGGTTTCCCGCAGAACCTGAAGATGTTCGCGATTATCTTCTATATCTTCAGGCGCGCGGTCTGGCAGTAAAAACTATCCAGCAACATTTGGGCCAGCTAAATATGCTTCATCGTCGGTCCGGGCTGCCACGACCAAGTGACAGCAATGCTGTTTCACTGGTCATGCGACGGATCCGAAAAGAAAACGTTGATGCCGGTGAGCGTGCAAAACAGGCATTGGCGTTCGAACGCACTGATTTCGACCAGGTTCGTTCACTCATGGAAAATAGCGATCGCTGCCAGGATATACGTAATCTGGCATTTCTTGGGATTGCTTATAATACCCTGCTACGTATAGCAGAAATTGCCAGGATCAGGGTTAAAGATATCTCACGTACTGACGGTGGGAGAATGTTAATCCATATTGGCAGAACGAAAACGCTGGTTAGCGCCGCAGGTGTAGAGAAGGCACTTAGCCTGGGGGTAACTAAACTGGTCGAGCGATGGATTTCTGTCTCTGGTGTAGCTGATGATCCTAATAACTACCTGTTTTGCCGGGTCAGAAAAAATGGTGTTGCCGCGCCATCTGCCACCAGCCAGCTATCAACTCGCGCCCTGGAAGGGATTTTTGAAGCAACTCATCGATTGATTTACGGCGCTAAGGATGACTCTGGTCAGAGATACCTGGCCTGGTCTGGACACAGTGCCCGTGTCGGAGCCGCGCGAGATATGGCCCGCGCCGGAGTTTCAATACCGGAGATCATGCAAGCTGGTGGCTGGACCAACGTAAATATTGTCATGAACTATATCCGTAACCTGGATAGTGAAACAGGGGCAATGGTGCGCCTGCTGGAAGATGGCGATTAGCCATTAACGCGTAAATGATTGCTCTAATTCTTTGATATTTATGGCGACATATGAGAAAGAATTTCAACATCGACGGAAAATATGTAGTGCTGTCTGTAAGCACTAATATTCAGTCGCCAGCCGTCATTGTCACTGTAAAGCTGAGCGATAGAATGCCAGATATTGACTCAATATCCGTTGCGTTCCCTGTCAAAAGTATGCGTGGTGCTGAACATTTCGTGATGAACGCCACCGAGGAAGAAGCACGGCGCGGTTTTGCTAAAGTGATGTCTGAGTTTGGCGAATTTTTGGGGCACGTTGACAAAGTCCTCTCAATCAGTTCAGCAAGGTCCAAAGCGTTAACAGCTTCCATGATGAAATAAAAAAAAGCCTGGCAAGGAGCCAGGCTGCACAAAAGAGCGGGTTTGTATTCCGCATCCAATCAATCAAGAAGGAGTATAGCACACAGGTACTGAAGAGAAAAAATGTGATTCGCGATAAATAAAATAGCCACCATTGCTATAATTAATTGTTATAATTGAGTTGTGGCTTTAGTCAACTACGAAGACATTCACATTGCCATTATAGACTCCGTGACATCATTGGCGGCCGCAAGGCCGCCTTTTTTAATCATTCAGCCGCCACCGGTTTTAACAAGCCAGCATCGAGCAGTTTACGCGTCAACCACTGCTGGCCTTTCCCCGTTAACTGGGGCGTCAGTCGTATCTGATAGCCATCTTCATCATCCAGCACCACTTCTTTCACAGAAAAATACCCAGCGTTGATGTATTGCTGGAACGGCACATTTTTACGTCCACCGGACGCTATCAGGATGCCGTTCTCCCGTAACCAGGCAAACAGCGCGTTTTGCTTAAGTCCAACAACCTTTGCAAAATTCCCAATCAGGATCCCTTTAGCTACTGATACCCGGTCGGCAAAATCGACTTTAGGAGCGGCGGCCACCAGCTGCTGATTTAGCTGGTGGGCTTTCTGTTCCAGAAGTTGCTTTTGTTCAGCCAGCTCGGCAGCCAGGCGCAGAGCTTCGGGGAGTGTTTGGGGAATCACTGGAGAAGCAGTGCTAGCCTGCTGCAATTCCTCCAGTTTGTCGATCAGCGAACGGCGGACCGCTTTTGACTCGCGCGCGGCAACTCGCAGGGCTTGTTTGTAGGTCATGGAGATAGTTTCAGATGTTGTGTTGTTTAATTTTTGCACTACGAAAATTTCGTAGTACTCACCATCCAGTTCATCCTTAACTCTGGCAATAAAATCATTATTGCGAACTGGTTTTTCGCTACATAATTTCCGCGCTTCATTGACCATCTTTAACAGCGTCTGGCTGTCGATTGTGTCTCCGGTGTTGGGGATAGCATCCATGGCCGTTGCTGGTGTGGTTGCTGTCAAAGGCTTTGTAACGACAACATCTGGTTTGCTTGCTTTCATTCTGTGTGCCTCCTTGCGTGTTTCGGCTGCGACGGTTGCGTAATTCAGATGCCCCTGTTCGAGCAGGTATTCACGGATATCAGACAGCAGAATGCGGTGAACCGCGTTTTTGTCCTTTCTCCGGTAAAGTTGTTTGGTGATCATGAAGTAGTTGGCAATAACGCCAGGTATATCCCTGGTACTGATACAGGCAGTGTGCTGTTCAATTGCCTCGATCATCTCTTCACGGGTGACTAATGACGTTCTCATAGCCCCTCCTGAGCAGAAGCGTTAACAGGGAGGCACCAGTAACTGAGAGAATTGCGCAAATCGGTAGAAAAGCGGGCAGAGAAAATACAGGGAGCATCCGGAAGCTGAGAACGTGCCTCATCTTCTGTTGGTGCGATAACGAAGTGATAGTGACGTTTCTGGCAGGAGTAAAAGCGCCAGATAAATTCAGGGTGTGCGCAAGGATTGGCATTAACCATAGTTACGGCCTCATGTACAGGTTTAACAACCTGCTACCCGCTGTCAAACAGGTGGCAGGACGTGACGGGGTTGACAGACTGGCGTACATGAAACCAGCAGGCCGAAGCCTCCCCATCACGCCCCACCATAATTCGGGCGTAACGTGGTTTTACGGACACAAAAATACCGCAATATGCGGATATCTGCGGTTGTCCGCATGTACATTCAGGCTGTCAAACCCGGTCGCAGAATTTGCTACGACGTAGGAACTATAAGCCTGAACAACAGGAAGATCAATAGTCTGGCGTACAATGGTAGTATTTCCGCACCCAAAAATCAAATTCATTAGAGCAATTACAGGCTGGTTGAATGTTTCCTCTCTGAGGTTGCAATGTGCACACTTAGTGTCTTATTTGTATGCACTAATAAATATATTATTTTTAATGATAAATGATTGACAACTGACAAGTGACTTCAGTCAGAATCATCACACGCCCGGTACGGATGGATCCCTTTTCAAATATTCCATGGACGGCACAGTCTGAGTACCGGGCGCTACCTTCAGTTGTATTGCTAAGCCGCCGCTGGTGGCTTTTCTTTTTTGTAGGGGCGCTATGGATAAGAAAATATGCGTTGTTTCGATGAGCGTCGGCAAACCGGCGTCAATGACTGCCGCATGGATCAACAATGAGCTGATAATGGCTGAGCGGACCAGCTACCCTGAACGCCGCCGCGATATGGAACTCCAGCTGCTGCGCGAATTGCGAGAAAAAGAGGAAAAGGGTTTTATCGTGCTGGTGGAAGAGGAAAACAGCTTTATTACCGGTCGAGTTGGCCAGCGTGTAAGGTTGCGTGATCCCTTCATGAACGGCAGACCGGTACTGATTGAAGCGATGCAGATTTACAAGGAATTGGAACGCCAGAAAGCGATCAAGTTACCGCGCAAGGAATCCGGCAAATACATCCTTCACCAAAGCATCTTCGATTCCGAACACGACAAAAAAGGCGATGAATTTTTCAACATCAACTGGAGCGAAATAACGACAGAGCATGTTCTGACGTTACTATGTTGCTTTGCGACGGAATACAACAACGTTGCCAGCGCAGACTACATCAGGGCAATGGCTGGAGAAGTTGAGGCACGCCAGGAACCATCGTTACTAAGCCCTCTGATTAACATAATTCGCGGAACCCAAACGCTGGCACAAAAACAGGTGCCTAAGGGAGTATTAACAGGAAAAGGAAATTATCTATAAACGTCAATGCATTAGGGTATACTTCTCCGTAGAACTATAAGTAAATGGAGTAAGTAATGAGCGAGTATATAGAAATTGCCTATGCAGCAGCTACACATAGGCTGTGCTTTCTTACAGGCACTGGATTTTCAAAGGCTGTTTCTGATGATAAAGCCCCAAGTTGGCAATCTTTATTGGAGCAACTGTGCGGTTTATTGAAGGATGGTGACTCACTCAAAGAGGAATTATTTCCTGATGGAAAAGCAAAAGACCTTAGCCTTGAAGAGGCTGCTCAGGTTATTGCACTAAAATTTATACTTTCGGGGAAAAATATTTACCAGGAGATTGAGAAAATCATAGCCTCAATCGAACTTGATCCATCAATTGAATATATTCAAGACTTTTTCAAAGAAAACACATTTAAAGTAATTACGACAAATTATGACAAGTTAGCAGAAAAACTGGCTGGAGAGAATCGAACGTGTACAATCACCCCCGGCCTGCCAATTCCAAAATATAATTGTGAGGTTAAAGTCTACCATGTTCACGGCTCTATAGACTCCCCATCAGATATGGTTGTTACTAGCGAGGATTATTTCAGATTTATAAATGGTAATTCTTACTTTTCAAATAAACTAAGCACAGTTCTACATGAAAACACTATTGTTATTCTTGGCTATTCTCTAAGTGACGCGAACCTCAAGGCGATTATAAATGAATATAAGGTATTTTCACGGGACAACGTAATGTCCTCCAATATTTTCCTTATTTCCCGAGGGAAACTATTGCAACCTATTAAAGATTACTATTTTTCCTGCTTTGGGATTAGGGTTATAGATAAAACAGAGGTGTCTGATTTCTTTAGAAAACTTAACAAGAAAATTCCAGAAGCAAAAAAAATAAAAGACAAATTGAGGCACTCAATCAAATCGGTAATAAAAAACGGAAGAGAGTATAAAATAGAGTTCTTGAAGTTAGAGGATTCTTTTTATCATATCATTTCCTCCATTTCATCATCTGGATATAGCTGGAATGATGAAAAGGTATTAAATGTTTTTTGTGATATAATAGATAAAAAAATAGATCTTACTAAAGAGTCTGGCGCATGGGAGCAGTATGAACACCTGGCAAAATGGCTTATTTATTTCGGTAGTTTATTTGAAGTAAAAGGAACCAACTTTGAGAAAAAATACATACATGCGGTTGAACACTCAATGACTTATATGAATAAACCTTACGAAACAGGCTACTCATGGCGAGCATATCTAGCCTGGAAAACAAAATGGCCTTCACTGACAGCATCTAACCGCTCTCTTATTAAGAGTAAGATGGAAGAAATCCCGCTACAACAGATTCACGATATTATATCTAAGTTTATATAGTATATTTATCTCCGGCCTAATCTCCCTAGGCCGGAGAGTTCTTAATCAGCATTCAGAAGCAATGCGTTATCTATGATGATCTGCTCCCATTCTTCGAATGCCCGGTCGCGGACGCCCTGGGGAACACTGTTTGTTTTGAAATCGACGACCGTCCGCCATTTCCCGTCCGGACGGTACATGCGCAGAGCTTTACTTCCCCCTTCCCTGCGCACCTCAACGTTATGCTTGTCAGCAAACTCTTGTAATGCTCGTAGCGTCCCATGCTTTACTGTGTAGTATCGCTTTTTCAAGTTTTCTCTCCAGCCTGTGCCAAGGCTTCAACTTCCAAATCGTAAGACTCAAACTCATAGTCCTGGTCGTCAACCTCTTCAGGCACTGGCAGTAAATGCCAGGCTGAGTATATCTGACCATTATCAAAACGCTCCTGGCTGTAGAGCGTCGCGGCTATGAGCGTCAGCGCCGGACGGTCATAACGGTAAATTTTGCGAACGTCACGGTCAACGAGACGACCGAAATTACCATAACCGCGCTCCAGTAATAATTTTTTAATTTCCGGCCAGTATGGACCATAGCTGCGGTACAGGCGGGGATTTTTCAGTAATCGCCCGCGTAGCCCTGACAGGAAGAAATCAACGTATTCGTCTTCTGTCTTTCCTAACAACGCTGTACGGAGTACCGCCTCAAGATATGTTTTATTCGGTTTTATTGTATCAGATAGTGTGGCCATATTATGCGACGCCCGGCGAACCGGGCGCTCCTGTTATGCGTATTGTTGGATGACGGCCAGAACGTCCGCCACGTTGTGTTTTGTCTCGATAATCCACCAGTTACCCGGGAAATCGCTGTTCTTCGCCTTCGCTGGCAGCCAGCGAGCGCCGAATTTCGCCTTGATTGCGTCTTTCGCACGGAAAAGAACGCCTTTCATGCCTGAGGCTTCCTGAAGCCCAAATACCTCGCCAGCGGCGAATTTTGGTGCGTACATCATCTTCAGGTCGGCGGTGGATACGCGATAATTCAGACCAAGAGACTGAGCTATGCTGGTGGCATCACCCTGTATTGATGATAACTCTTCTTGTTTCTCGTTTCTGGCGGCAATCTCTTCCTCCGTGATGTTGCCAAGGGCCAGGTTTATCCGATCAGCGTCGGCCTGTTTCTCTTCATCGGTGCGCCCGGCAAGAACCGTGTTAATTCTCTGCAATATCTCCACATGATTCTTGCGCATGCTGAGCAATTCCGGCGTAACCTCGTTAAGATCCACCAGCCCAAGGATGGCAAGGTCGGAAAACATTGATACCAGGTTGTAGGTCATGCGATAGCTGAGTTGACCATAGGCTGATGGCAACTGCACCGCATCCATTTTATAGGCATCCATAAATTTAGAGCCGTCGTTTACGACATCCGCAATTGCCGGTGTGATTTTTCCTGTGGTGGCGGCCTCCCTGATTGCTGTTACCCACGATTGAGTCAGCGCGGAAACTGCATGATTCAGATTGGCTTCCCGTTCTGCTGCGATGCGCGCGCTTGCTGAGTCCATTGCCTGCTTGATCTCGGCTTTATTGCTGTAAATGCCAATGGTGCCAAACTGTGCTGTGGTGATCTCATAATCTGACGCCCGGAACTCATTGGTACCGAAAATGGCATTGGTGACTTCAAGTTCAGAATCCCCGTTACGAGTAGCCCCCTGGCTTGTTTTTTCCGGCATTCTGGCGATCGCATCCGCTATTTTCTCCTGAATTGCTTCAGGGGATAGCGTATCTCCGTATGACGCGATTACATCGCCATAATTGGAGCCAAACAATTCAACCAGGAATGTTTCTGCCGAACGGATCTGGCGGTTATTCCCTTCCGACATCATACCAAGCACCCATTTTGCAATTGACGACTTCAGCGCGCCGTCACGGCGATCCGGGTAAACCGCATGCTTCAGTGGGTCCGTATAGGTACCAACAAAATCAATGCTATAGCCTGACTCTGTAGTCTGAACGCCGTATGAGTCAGTGATTTTGATCATGCCGCGCTGCTGGAAACGGTAGAAATCGTCACAGGAAATGATGTCGTTAATCCCGGCGATGGAGACGCCGCCACTGATTTTCTGCATAACAGCATCTTCATCGGGAGTTACATCAACCTGTTTATCCAGCGTCTTCACATCCCAGTTACCCGATTTGGTACCTTTGAAGGTAAAGATAATCTCCACGTCTGCGCGCTGGCTGTCGAAGTCCAGCGACTTAATGCGAACGATATCACCGGCACAATCGTAGTATTGGCCTACACGCCATGAGCGATCGCCGATAACAAGGAACTCACTCGCATGGTTAACCAGGTCAGGATCTACATCCAGAATGCCTTTATTTATTGCATCCTCCACCAGCGGGCGCAGGCGTTTGATATCCGTCGCGGCCTTCTGAGTACGGTTCAATAATTTCTCATAGCGGGAGATGGCTTGAGAGATATTAGCCTTGCGTTGAATGGCGCTTTTCAACGACGCGCGATACTGTGCTAACAACATACGGTCTGTGTGATGGACGCTACCCCAGCGGGCTTTCCAGTCTGCGTTATCAGCTGCTTTGGCCATTACCGCCTGTTTGAATTTAGCTACCTCGGCGGTGGTCTTTTCAAGTTCCGCTTTGCTTCGCTCTAATTCAGCGGTAAGTACCTCCACATCCTCGCCAGCTGCGTGCTGCGCCTTGATGTAGTTCTGAAGGTCGATAGTAGCCTGTTCTTTCTGGCGAGCGCGTTGCGCGGCTTTCGCCTTATCCATTTGAACCTGCATCATTGCCAGACGTTCGCCATCATCCTTAGCGGTATACATCTGCATTTCGATCATATCGTTGGCGTCGGCGTTCTCCATTTCTGACTTATCTGAACGGAGGATATCGGAGATCCAGCCTGCTTTACGCTTCAGCGTCTTCAGTCGGTATTCATCGAAAGAACCCTTGCCGCAGTAGTAGTGAACGCGAACGCTTGCACGGTTGGAACCAACTCGGGCACCGCGACCGTTACGTTGTGCGATACTGGCTGGTGTCCATGGCAACGTCAGATGATGGATGTCAGTCGTTCCTCGATGCAGGTTGATACCCACCTCTGCCTTTTTGTTGCAGATGATGATCGGAGTCCGGCCCTCCTGGAAGTCGGCTGCAATCTTTTCCAGACCGCCCAACGACATTTCATTTTGCTGCGCGATATAGGCGTCATACAGAGCCATTTGCTCGTTGTATTTCGCTATCTGTGCATCTGTTGGTTCATCCGGTAACTCTTTCGGCGGTTTAACCGCTTTCAGTTTCTTACCGGTTTTACCTGCCTCGGCAACCGTCTGAGCATTCAGGATCCCCACCTTTGAAGGTTCAAGGTTTAGAGCATTGCAGATAATGCGCTTGAGCTTCTGGTGCTGCGTTTTTTCATCGGTGAAGATGATTTGCTTACCTTCCGGGAAAAACTCCTTCAGCGTGGCGATCAGCTTCGCGTATTTGGGCGTAACGGGGTGAGTTACGGTCTGTTCGTCAATGCCAAACCTGGCCAGGCGCTTATTCACTTCCTGCTCGAACGCTTCCGGAACCTGCAACTGAATAAACTCGCCCTTATCTATCAGGGAGTATTGCGATTGCTGCGTGATTGAATCATCACTGTCGTCGTCTTCGCTGGTGGCTTGTTTAGGCAAACTGTCCGCCAGCTGCTGCACCGCATCGGCGTACTCCGGCAGGAAACGATAGGTGATCCGGCGATAGTACAGGTCCATGTCAGTACATACGCGGTCCATATCCCTGATTATTGAGAAGATCGGACGGGCTTTCTCGTGCTCAATCACGCCGTCTTCATTGACCGAGGTCGTTACGCCATTGTTGGCTTTGGCCGCCGCTTCCGCCTGCTGACGCAATTCTTCATACGCCGCCAGTTGTTCTTCAGTAAGTGGTGCATCCTGCTGGTGTTCGTCCAGCTCCGGGATCTCCACGGTATCCTTAACGTCTTCCGCCGTTTTAAGCGTTACCCAGCGATGGAATATACCGCGCAGCGCATCAAGGTTTTCAAAGCCCACCAGCGCCATTTTTTCTTCAACTTCACCGCTGATTTTCTGTACCGTTTCCAGCCTGGTCTTGCCGAAGAATTTAACGAAGTCATCAGGACCGTAGATCCCCATCTTCTGCCAGTATTCCTTCGGCAGAACATGAGAAAGCATGTTGTATGCATCGATCGGGGTGTTAACGACTGGCGTTGCAGTCAGGAGAACCGGCCCGCGCCCGCCATTCTTTTTCATCAGGTACGCGTTTTTAATTGCCATATCCCGCGCCGATTGCGCCACCGCGCTGGTGGGCAGATAGGCCAGTTGTGACGCTTCGCGACCATTTTTATAGCTATTGCGGTAGTTGTGACCTTCGTCGGCGATCACACTATCGAAGCCCATATCCTCAAAGTACGGATACTTCTCTGCTTTTTCGGTGCCGGTATCTGAATACTCCGACAATACCCGGCGACGCGCGGCCTCTTTGCGGTGGGAGTCGGAGTCCATTGCGCTGGCTACGCGCCCGGCGGCAACGAAGTCATAAAGCATATCCTGTGCATGCTCATCTACGGTGTCATCACGTAGCGGAATGCGGGCGTATTGTTCTTTGGTAAACACGACTGCACGGTAATTTGAGTGCGGGATCGCGTTCATACGCGCCGTGATAGTGGCTTCATCTGCCAGTTTTAGGGCATCGCGCATAACTGGAGTGCCATCAGTACCAAGAACAGGTTTACCGTTCTCATCGAGCACCGGCACCTGGCGAATCTGATCGCCATCCATCAGCACATCAAGACCGACGAACAGATAGTTACTGAATGCCTCTTCACTCAGGAATTCTTTTGCTTCGTAATACCAGTTTTCCAGCACTGATTTAGGCACTACATACGCAGTACGGGTGGAGCGACCGTTCTCATAGTTGAACGCCTCAAGCGCCAGCGCGGTCGTGGTTTTACCCAGCCCGGTGCCGAAGCCCAGGATGCCGCGCCCATCTTCGGACAGTCGGCGCACCTCGCTATTCTGGTAATCAAATGGCTGGCGCTTACCGCTTAATCCCTTCAACCCAAGCGGATCGCCAGAGTGTTCATACGGGATATTGCTATTGAACACATCGTTGTATTTGGCAACCAGCTCATCGTAGCGATCGTGCGTCTTGATCCACTTATTGAACTGGTCCTCAAGCAGTGCCATCTGCTCGCGGTAGCCGTTCGCCGTCGCGCTATCTTTGCCACCGATACGCGCACCATTGAGATACTTTTCCAGCTGTGCCGGGAACCCGGTCGCGTTTTCACCTGATTTACGGTCCCACTCGTAGCGGATCTCGCCTGTTTCTTTATCCTTACGCTGGACGACACCGTATCGGTGCCCGACGAACAGACCATCACCACCGTGATAGGTGTCAGAAACCATTTCGTCGCCTTCCAGCTGCACTGACTGCACATAGCGAAGATCCGGATAGCCGTTTTCCTGCAAAAATTCCAGAATGACGGAACGGTCGAACCAACGGCTATTGAGCTTAAAGCGGATATTCTCTGCTGGCGTCTTGATGCGCTTCTCTTCGATCGCTGCCAGCTGATTAAGGACGTTGTTCTTTACTGGACCGTCGGGGAGTGTGGCAAGGAATTCCTGTTTTGGTGCCACTATCTCGTTAATGTCGCCGCTGGTGGCGCGGGCGAACGGAACAATCCCGCCATACGGTGAAACCGCAATGCCAGGGGTGCTGGCCAATAAATTAAGCAACTCGTCATCACTGGCTGGCAGTTCGCCGGTAAACGCAAGGCGGAAATCATCGAGCTGGATTGGATCGCGAGTGAGATCACTGTAGAGATAACGCAGGGTGTCCTGATAGCTGGTGGAGTCATAACTGGCGCTGGAATCATGCGTAACCAGTTTTCCTGTCAGCTCGTCAGAAATAGTGCCATCCAGCTTAATTGCACCACGGAAAGCAAACCAGGCGCGCGCACCGCTCCCCGATAATTTCGCTATCGGACCGCGACCGGGGTTACCAAAACGGTCAATCTCTGCCTGCAAACGGGATACCAGAGAAAGGCGCTGCTGTTCGATTTGTTCAGCACTATGCCCGGCGGCCTTCATGTCCTGATATTCAATTAACATCCGGCCAATCATCGCCCCGCGATACAAGCGTTCACGGTATTTTTCAGGCTGGCTGTTAATCCAGTCCACCAGCTGCACCATATCGTCGCTGATTGATGTGGTGTATTTATCGCGGACATTTGCCATCTGGGTAAATGTCATACCGAGACGGCCTTCTGTTGTAGTCAGGTTACGCTGAAGAGCCTCCCAGCTGTCCGCGCCATAACTGGCAACATCAATCTTCAGCTCCTTCCCTGCATCAGATTCAATCCAGCGACCACCAGCATATTTTTGCCATACGCCATTAATCAGGCGCATTTCCCCTTCATCAACAACGTCTGCGGTCGGTGACGGTTCAGCCATATCGAGCAAAGACCAGTCGATACGGCTTTCGAAACGATGAATCAGCTTCGCTTTAAGAGCCTGGTTATCAATCTGACCGTCGGCACGAACCTCAATACGCCCCTGGAAGCCCTTTTCCTGGGTGCCATGAACAAACCGGCGGCCATCCTTTTCAAACCACTTGCCAGAAATAAACGTTGGCCAAAGCACATTTGCCGATTCAAGAGTGCTTTCATCCACCAGGGGGATTTTCTCAGCCATCTCTGCCGGATGTTTGCGCATCAGCACCACATCAACAACTGTACTGGTCCCGTTTGCGTCAAAAGTACCGGTAGGCAAGCGGTGAGCACCAAGAAATTCAGCTTTCCGTGATAGGCGCAGGCGTAACCGCTTCATGTTTGAACCTGAAACAATGGACGGCGGCACAATCACGCACATGAATCCGCCTGGTTTTATCTTGTCCAGCATGCGGAGCATGAAGTAAGAACCCATGTCCGTTTCTTCTGCGTAAGGCTTATCGATGTTGCGTGTGTTATCACGACCGCCGAACGGAACGTTACCCACAACATGGTCGAATGAATCGTTAGGCGTGCTTATAGCCAGCTGTTCGAACGGGGAAATCTGTACGCTGTCTTCCGGGTGTAACAACTGGTTTATACGACCGGAAACACTGCTGATCTCAGTCGCGGTCATCACCGTACCAACCGGTTTTGTCTCATTAAAAACGCCAGTTCCCGCCGATGGTTCCAGAGTGTTACCTACGTCCGCGCCGTAGAGCTTCATGATCTCCCAGACACCTTCAGCGATCGGCTTTGGTGTGTAATATTCGGAGACGGACCCGCCAATGCCGCCTTCACCGGTGTACCCAGCCAGGATCTGGCGCTGTTCATCTGTCAGTGTCGCGCCGTCCACCAGCGAATTAAGCAAATCTATCGCCTTCTGATTCGCCTCCCGGCGCAGTCGGTCATAGCTTTTGCCTTCCACCTTTTCCACGCCGTATTTAATCGGCGCTCGGTGAGATGTTATTGCCCTAATGTATTTCAATATTTCGCTGACACTTGAACAGCGAAACACCCCCATAGATAGCTTGTTCATTGGTAATCCTTAACAAGTGACTAGTGTTAAATTCCGTTAAAACACGATGTGAATTATTCTAATTAAGGTGCAATCTTGGCAGACAATAAAATCACGCTATCCTCGGTCAGGAAGGCGCTGGCGGGGGTTTTTAAAGACAACGGAGAACGGGACAACATCCTCCTGTCCGCGCTGGCTGTGCACGGCGGAAGTGGGTATTTGTTTTCTCGCGCAGGGGCACCGGTACAACTGTCCGGCTTCTTAGGCGGCAAACCGGGCGATAGTGGCATGGCTGGCGATGGGCTGGTGGACGGAAGTCGCTTTATCTTTGATGAAGTTCAACTGCCGGAAGATCGCTTGCAACGCTATCCGCTACTCGAAGAGATGGCGGTTTACAGCACGATCGCCACCGCGCTGAACATCCATATTACGCACGCACTCTCTTTCGATAAGAAGACCGGACAAACCTTCTCTATCGTGCCGGTACACAACGGAAACGATAGTGACTATGACGCCGCGCAGGCGTTGTGTGACGAGCTGATGAACGACATCGGGCGAACCATCAACAAAGAGGTCGCCGGGTGGGCATTTATCATGTCTGTATTTGGGGTGGCTTATGTCAGGCCATACGCCAAAGAAGGAATAGGGATCACGTCTTTTGAGTGCTCCTATTACACCCTTCCGAGCTTCATCAAAGAGTTCGAGGTCAGCGGCAACCTGGCGGGATTTAGCGGCGATTATCTGAAGGACGCGTCAGGGAAAATGGTTTTCGTCGATCCGTGGGCCATTATCCCTATGAAAATCCCCTACTGGCGGCCTAAGTCAAACCTTATGCCTGTGCACACTGGCCATAAGGCTTTCAGCCTGCTGGATAATCCGGAAGAGCGCACGCCGATTGAAACCCAGAATTACGGGACCAGCTTGCTCGAATACGCCTACGAGCCGTACATGAATCTGCGTTCTGCGATCCGCTCGCTGAAAGCAACGCGTTTTAATGCGTCGAAAATTGACCGAATCATCGGCCTGGCGATGAATAGTCTGGATCCGGTTAAAGCAGCCGATTATTCGCGCACCATTACTCAGACGCTTAAACGAGCAGCTGACCTGATGGAAAGACGCGCACGTGGCGCGAATAACATGCCTACGGTGACCAATACCCTGCTGCCTATTATGGGCGACGGCAAGGGACAGATGACTATTGATACTCAGACCATCCAGGCTGACATCAACGGCATTGAAGACATTCTCACCTATATGCGCCAGCTGGCGGCAGCACTTGGCCTCGATTACACCCTCCTGGGGTGGGCAGATCAAATGTCCGGCGGGCTTGGCGAAGGTGGATTCCTGCGCACGGCAATTCAGGCCGCCATGCGCGCCTCATGGATCCAGCAGGGCGTAGAAGAGTTCATTCAGCGGGCTATCGATATTCATCTTGCTTTCAAGTACGGCAAGGTATACCCGGAAGGTGATCGCCCGTACAAAATCGAATTCCACTCCGTTAATACCGCTCTGCAACAAGAGCACAACGATAACCGCGACTCGCAGGCGAACTACGCCACCATCGTTACGCAAATCCTCGATGCCGTCAGCAATAACAGCGTCCTCGCCAATTCCGATGCATTCAAACGTTACCTGTTCAGCGATGTGCTGGAGATTGACGAAAAAATCTCTGAAGCACTGGTGAACGAACTGAAAGCGAAAAGCGAGGACGACGATCACCTTATGGATTCCATCATCAAAACACCGCCACAGGAACTGGCGCAAATCCTTGAATCGGTCTTTAAAGAGGGAAACGATAATGACTGATGTTTTGAAAACGGTCACTGACCGCTTTTGTCTCTATAGTAATGCTCGAAAAGGTCGCCAGAACGGGCGACAGTATGTATTAAGCGCGGTAAAGGCCATGCTTGAAAGCAAGGAAACTCAGGAAGGTTTACGCCTTGGAGAGCTTTTCGGCTATTACGGTCACGGTCGCCGCCAGCTAACCGGTAAACTGGAGGTGCCTGAAACCAGCGTGATCATGGTGGAAGGTCGCCCGGTCGTTATCGACAATGTTCCAGCTTGCCGCACAGTGGCTATATCCGTTGACGACAACGGCATCGTTACCCATACACAGGAAATTCTTAACACAGAGCCGGGTAAAATTGTCGCCGCGATGATCGAAAGCCGAGCTGGTGGCTGGAGCTGGGCCACTGGCGGGCGCGAGTCCGGGAAAATCGCTGTAACCACCAGCTTCCATGGTGTGGATTATGTGACAACGCCGAACTATATCAGTCTGGATCATCCTGCCAGCGCCGGAATGTTTGAAAGCGCGGATTCTAAATCTTTACTGGCAGAGTCCCTGGCTGCGCATGGGTACTCCGACGAGTCAGTGCAGGCCGTTATATCCCATTACGGCAAAATGGCTGAACTGGAAATGATGGTGGAGGCGACAGAGCGTACGGCAGAACTGGAAACCGCACTACTCGAAAGCCAGGGCCGCCACCTCGAAGCAATGGCCAAGATCGCAGATGCTGAAGCGCGAATCGCTTTGCTGGAGGAAACAGCGGGTATCCGCGACGATGTGCTGGCAGCAATGCAAGACGAACTGGATAACCTCCCGATCTTCGTCTCCGCCGCCCAAAAAGACGCATTCCGCCTCAAAGAACCTGGTGATGCAAAAATCGTTGCCACACTTTTCGAATCTCTGATCAAAGTTGGAGCACGCAACTTGCCTGTCACCAAGAAAATTAAGGAGGTTCCGCAAGCGGCTAACGTCCAGGCACCGCGTGAGACAAGCATCATCACGTTTAATAATTCAATCAATCCGTTCAAATAACCACCAAAAATAACCCCGACGGCTGCCGGGGTTCTCGTTAACTATTATCACCTTCGTCTGCGTGCCATATATTTGCGCACCGCGCGGCGTGGACAATCTGAAGCGGTTTCTTTCTGCTGCATCAATCTCGCGGCCATGCTCAAAAATGTCAGGCACAGCCTAAGCCCGGCATACAAGAGCGGTTCCAGTGGCCACGTCTCATTGAGCACATATACCGCCATGAAAATCGAGTCGAAAACTATCGCCGCCAGCGATAACTTCATTGTCGAAAGTCTGCGGAGCTGCCGGAGTTTATTCATTGACCAGTCCCGTCAGGCAAAGCTGGCGTTCTTTTTCACGGCGAATCTTTAACCCGGGCAGGGGGACGCCGTTACTGTTCACAAAATCAGGGAGATGGTTACACATATTCACCCATTCCCCTTTCTGCGCCCACTTGTGGATGGACGTTTCGACTCGCATGCCTCGCGCTTTGCTGTAGTAGGTCCGTAAACTATTGCATCCCATATTGAATGCCGCGCTTGTCATTGCGCTGAAGGCATTATCGGGCATGTCTTTGCCCCGGAAGTGCTGATTAATACAGCGTTCAGCGATCAGGATATTCTTTTCCCAATCAGCGGCGATTTGCTGGTCGGTTTTTCGCACGCCTGGCGTTACCCCGTGTGTATTACCAATCCCGTCAGTCCATACACCCGCCGGGCACATGTATGGGTCACGTCGGCAACCTTCAGCGTTTCCGATAAGCTCAAGCCCCGCCTGGTTGGTTCGCACATTGCCATTACCCATCACGATGGTAATCATCACCGCGATAGCGCAAATTGCACCGCCTCCTGCGGCTGTTTTTCCCTTCATAAAGACCTCATAAGCGAATTTTTTACGCTCCAGGACAAATACCCATTCACAGTCAATACCGACTGACTCGATCCCTTTAGAAGGCACAGGATAATGCAAATCACTTGTTAGCTACGTTTCAAAGATATACATTATTGCTCTAATCATTTTATTTTATTAGGTAAGATAAGTGGCACAACGCGGTGTAAACAAAGTCATCCTGATTGGTACCCTGGGGCAAGACCCGGAGATCAGGTATATACCAAATGGCGGCGCTGTCGGAAGACTCAGCATCGCAACGAATGAATCATGGCGCGACAAGCAAACGGGCCAACAGAAAGAGCAAACAGAATGGCATAAAGTCGTTTTGTTCGGAAAACTTGCTGAAATTGCGAGTGAGTATTTACGAAAAGGTTCTCAGGTCTACATCGAAGGGAAACTTAAAACCCGTAAGTGGACAGATGACGTCGGTGTAGAACGTTACACGACGGAAATTATCGTCAGCCAGGGCGGCACCATGCAAATGATCGGCACTCGCCGTGACGATTCACAGTCCTCAAATGGCTGGGGGCAATCAAACCAACCTCAAAACCACCAGCAATACAGCGGTGGCGGCAAACCTCAGAGCAGCGCCAATAACGAACCTCCAATGGACTTTGACGACGATATTCCGTTTTAGAGTTTATGAGTAAAAAACGACTGAAAGAAAAGCGGTGGTCAAGACGCCGACAAAAGCACGAACTCGCAAAAAAACGCCAAAGTTGGCAATGGCACGCGCTTTTCACGAAAAGAACACCCCGAGATATTGCTTTCGCTGGTGGGAAAACATTCCTGACCCACCTGAAGGCGCAATACATCAGTTTTTAAGCAGAGAAAAGACTATGACAGCACAAAATACTAAAACAATTCAATACCGCCTGCGTAATGGCCAGAGTGTCGAAGTGACCATCAATAATGATGGTGTACCTGGCGAAAAGGTTTCTATCTCTGATCTGGCTATCGAAAAAACCATCATGTGCCACCTTGGCTTTACTGAAGAAGTGAGCAAAAAGCATGGTGTAGCTATCTGGCGCACAATGGATACTGGCATGCGCAGATTCATTACTGCTCGTACCCCTGGTATGACCATGATGGACCTCATACAGATTGCGCCGCTGTTTGAGTGTGAACCTTTGGATGTATTCAGCAATCCAGCTATCTGCCAGCAGTTATATGGTGAGATGAAACTCGCGGTTACCCCCATTGTGCTGCATGAAGGATCGCTTGCTGGCGTATGGAAAGTAGAGCGAATTTCAAGCTACATGCCATTCCACATCCATGTCAACGGCGTAATCGCAGGTGAAAATCAACCTGTTTCAGTTACAAAGTCAGACCTCAATCGCGCAATTCTTGAAGCAAGTTGTCGAGTTATCGGCCTGGGCAAACAGTCTTATGTTTCCTTCCCGGCTGGTCCTGAAGGCCCGGCAGAAATTCTGATTATGGATGCCGATCTGCTCTGGCAAATACAGTTTCTGATTGGCAAAAGCATCATCCGCGCTGAAGAACTCGATCAGTACATTACCTGCACGATGACGGATGAAGTCAAAAGTGTGGCTATAGCCAATGCCCGGAACCTGTGTCGTGCTGCATTAACAGAACTGCAAGAAAACACCACGGAAGAAGTGGAAAGCGATTAAAAAAATCCCGCCGATTGGCGGGATTTCTTCAATATACGATCTGGTCTACATGATCACCAAAATCATCGTCGTCGTCGTCCTCATCGCCACCCTCTACTGCTGGCCAATCAACAAACCAGCCAGCGTAAAGATGCAGCGTTCGGAGAACATCACTTGCGGGAGCATCAAGGGTGTTAACGAATCCCATATAGCTATTGGGATTTGCCCCAGCTATGGCTTCAGCGATCATGTCCTCGGTAATGTCACCGGAGATAATGCTTAAACGCCCGGAAACTTCTTCATTATCATCAAATTCGATAATGGCATCTCCGCCTAATGGCGCTGCGATTTTAATCTGCATTATTTAGCTCCTTTGCCACACCTAATAACAGTTCCAGCAATCCGTCACCATTCATCAGTGATGCGGCAGCGGCCTCTTTGTCATGATACAACTGAAGAGCCATAGAGAATACTTCCGTTGCTGACGTTTTGGAAATAGTCGGTGATTTCTGCCGAATTTTCCCGGTGTTACTTACTGAGGCTGGCGGGTATACCTTCGCCATATAAATATTACTCAATCGAGATCTGAAGCACCATTCAGGCTTGCCACGCCCACCGATATTGACGAAAGATGGCTTATCCCCTTCAACATTGGCCTTCAGGAATGACCGGGCTTTCTCTAACAAACCAGGGTTACTGTACTCAAGATGATGACCCAGCTCGTGCCACAGTGCACTTGCATTTTCATCGTTCAAATTGACAGCAACAACACCATTAAGATTTGCATATGCCCTTCCCTGGTGGTGAACTACCTTTGATAAGGTCGATATTTTCCCGCCGGTCAGGCGATAAATATCAGCAAGTTCCTTGCGCAGGTCTATCCCACCATTCTGTCCAGCGCGGACTTCTTCCACTTCTTCTGTGATAAAAGAGTCGGCCCACTCAAGAGCTTTTTCTTCAGATACGGATGAGTTTGCGATCGCACTGTTCATGGCAGATAACACTTTCTCGTGGACCGAACCCATACTTCGCTGATTCATTTGCCAGCGTGTCTGCGGGTTATATGAGAATCGCTTAAGTAGTTGGTCAAGCTGCTCAAGTTCTTCTTCACTGACATACTTTTTAGCCTCACCAATAATGCCAGGGAGAATATTGCCGTTAGGATTAAACGCTCGCGAAAGGAAGAGTTTCAGCGCCCCCATGCCCTCCGATGCTTCAATATCACCAATAACCCGGTTAACAATGGCCGCACTCTTCGGATTAGCATCCGCCAACGCTCTGGCTACGATTTGCAGGGACGATACGACCTCACGCTGCATATCAGTCCTGATCTCATCAATAAACTCTGGCGTTATGCCGTGCTCTTTAAGGATATCCCGGCCTTCCGCCGTTACCCCATCGATATCACCGACATGTTTATTAACACGACTTTGCAATGCCTTAAATGCCTTCAGAATTCCACGGGCATCATCCGCTTTACTAACGGCCTTCCTGAATGCTGGCAAGAAGTCTGAGTTAACCTCATTTTGTTGATCGGCCCACTGAATGGAGGCTTCTTTCATCTCGTCCAGAGTCAGATCACCCAACGCGGTATGGTCTGTGAATATGAGCGATAACCTCTGAACCATTTCTGCCAATGGTGATGCTGATTGCGCCGCGCTAAGGAATGCTTTCACTCTGGTTGGGCGAATGGAAAACCAGTCAATAGCTGGTGGCATATCTCCGTTTTTTATCGCCTGCGCTATCTCATCAAAGCCGTCGCGCCCAAGGGAGGATGCGTGATTTAACAATCCGCGAAGTAACGAATTGCTGATACCGAATAATCGGCACCATTTTTTCACGTCGGCAATAGGCATTCGAACAAAATGCGCAAGCACTTGTACAAGCTGTTCATCCTGGGGATCTGTGCGGGAAAGCAGCCTGATCAGATGAATAATGTCTTTGATGCCGGATGCCCGATGTAATAGCAAACTGGTATACGGAGCAACACCGTTGTAACTACCGCCGGAAACGGACTCGAAAAGACCGCCGGATATCCCTTGCATGCCTTCGTTTTCCAGTTCCTGAGACACCTGGCGAAGGATATCCTGTAACGACACATCGCCGCCGCCAAACATATCCCCCAGCGCCTGGCCCTGGTGCTGTAACTCATCATTGATACGTTGAGCCATCAACTTAAAGGCGGTGGCCATACGCTTCGCGCTACGGTTATTCGCGACGATGAACAACGCGAGTGCTTTCACTTCCGGGGCCGTTTCGCTGAACATATCCCCCTGAGCAATAACATCGGTAATATGCTGGCCTGACTCCTTCGATTGCCTTACCAGGTCTACCGCATCTTTCAATGCCGCCAGCGCCTTTTTATCGAGGCTATCCGCTGTCTCAATGCCATCAACAATAGTTGTCACAGCCTGCTTGTGCGCTTCTCCTGACAAAGCCTGCATCTGGACAAAATCATTGGCTGCCGCATTAAGCGCCGTCAGAACATTACGCATATCCGGATCAGGTTCTTCTGCAACCATCCTTACCAGGCGCGCATCCTTATATGCCTTGGCAAAGATCGCGTTTTGTATACGGTCTACAAGTTGCCGTGTTGGTCGCCCATCTTCAGTTACAAGGCCAGCCGCCTGTGTGGCACCAACTTGCGTCATAAATCCGCGAATAAACGCGTCATTACTGCGGCTAAGCAGATCTCCGCTTTCTGACGGGTTAAAAAGCGCCATCATCGCCGGTGTTATGCTGTCGGCATCAACAAAAGCCTTTTCACTGGCTGCCATTTCCTGAAGATCAGAAATATTTGAGTCCTTGGCAAACTGAACGCGGTCAACCTTAGTTAACCGGCGGCGCACCAGTACCGGAGCCGTCATTGATTCAACCTTTTCAGGTCGTATGCCGAATTCGGTCGCATGATCAATCAGGTACTCACGATACCGATCCGCATTGCCGTCCTGATAGGCTTTGATGATCCCCATGGTCCGTCCATTACCTGACTCAACGGCATTGTCCTCACCAATTATCGGCGCGCCATGGCTGGATAAACCGGAATCGGTAAGCTGGGCAGGACGCAAATCCTTGGATATCTGGTTGACCTGAAGAAGACTGGATGCGCGGGTCCGGTCGCGCGGCTGAAGTTCCTGGGGATAGTCAGGGTTAATTTTCCCGTCCAGAGTATTGGATACCAAAAGAGCTGAGGCATCGACGATATCAAACGCTGTTTTTACCTCGTCTCCCTTCGCTGTCACCACATACGAAACCCGCCCGTAATTGGGCAGGTTTTTTAGCAGCTCGATCAGCGTTTCTATGCTGGTGGCCATTACCACCTGATCGCTTAAGCTCATCCCTGTTACGCCTTATGCTGCCTCTTTAATGTTGGCGGCTATCCATGCCGCCGTGTGCTGTTTAACCTGGTCCAGGTCGATGTATGTGCCAACATATTGACTCAAATCCTGCAAGGTACCGATAAATGCATCGGTGCTCTGATCGACGAATTTATCAGCCAGGAAATCAGCAACCAGTTTTGGCACACCATCATGTACCGAAGGTTGTTTTTCCTCGCCACTACTGCCGCCGGACACACCGTACCCCATCTGTTGCATGATCTGGTCGATTTCATCGCTGATATCCAGCAACTCCATGCCACTCGCGGTAGCCGCTTTGGACATCAGAGCATCCAACTTATCGCTGAGATCCATTAACTCAATAGCTGATAGTGTCATGCCGCTACCCCCGCTTTCTGGATTGCTACCAGCAGATCAGCCAGGTGGCGAGCAGCGCCATTAACCAGCTCTTCGTTTTCCTCAAAACGCCCGGCAGCCTGAAGGGCTGCAATCGCTTCCCGGACATTACCCCGGGCGTTACGGATCTCCGCCATGTCAGTGCTTTGCATATCCATCACGTTATTGAGGTATTCAATGGCTTTATTAGCCGCTGCATCTGCTTCGCTAACCGTTTCATCAGGCTGTGCCGGGGCAGGTTCTGGCTGAGTAATCTCACCGACTTCGGCCTGCAATGCATTGATCATGCTCTGCACCATTTTCTCGGTGCCAGCGCCCCCCGGAAACGCAATATTGGGGAAATTTTTTTGAAACTGAGTTTTCAGCATTACGCGGAACTCGTCTGGTGAGCTGGTGGCCAGCTCCAGAGCTTTTTGTGCATATTTGCCAAACGGACCATTAGTAAGTGTCTTCGCCAGGAAGTCGAAAGAATCCTCGCGAGGCAATAACTTCAGGTCGTACGCACTCATTTGCTGATCAGAAAGCGGGGTATCGTAAGTAGCAATGCCGTAGCGTGCATATTCATAATACGGGTCACCCTCATCAGGGCGCGGCAGAATTGCTTTGTTACCTTCAGGTATTGCGCCAGGGGCCGCCGGACGCATTTGCAGGGCATATCGATATGCACCTACAGAGACTTCTGGTTCAGGCGAAGAGCTACCGGTATCCTCCGCTGGTTCAGGTTCGACGTTTTCCGGTTTATGTTCTTCTGGTTGGACCATATATTCCGATACATTACCCGCTTTATAGGCTTTAAACAGCTTGCCGAGCGCATCTGCCATGTCCACACCCTGTATGGATTTAGCCTTGATCATGTATACGCTGCCATCCGGATCGGTTAACTGGATATACCCTTCGCCATCCCCAATGAATTGCTTCATTGATGCACCATTACTGAGCGTCGCTTCCCCGTCCATATGCATACGATTTTTGATACTGGCAAGGCGATCCGTCAGCGCGCGAGAGTGCCCACCAGTCATCCCCGCAGGAGCAATGGTTTCGCGCCCACCAGTGCGATTGAGCTGATCAATCTCCGTCTGCAAACGCTCATTCTCTTCATAAAGAGAATCCGCTTCCGATGCAACAGCGTTAATTTTCTGCTCCAGATCTACCTTCTGCCCTTCTACCGCTGCCACCTGATCCGCGAGGTCGCTCATGGCATCCTCTTTCTGGTCACTGTCAGCCTGTAGTTGGGTTATTTCATCAACCAGGGCTTTTTTCTTCTTCTGCGCACGCTGGAATTTTGCCGAGTTTTTCTCTGCAAGGTTGGCAAGTTTCATGGTGACCTGCGCCAGCGTCATATCACGTCCACTCATCGGAGCAACGGTATGAGTAACGTCTTTTTTATTCAGTAAGAACTGGAAAGCAACCAGCGTATCGCTATTGGTGATCCGGTTTTCCGCTGTCGGGCTATGAAACAGAATGCTGATAGTCTGACCATCACTGAGCGGAATAATGGCTGGCAGGACCGGCAGCCCGTTAACGTTACGTGCCCGGCCAATTTCAGCACCGCCGATCGCGCGCGCGCCGCTCTGGGCCACATCCCCCGTTTTATCACTCCCCGCAGAGATTCCGGTACCATTCAGCTTCTGGTTCAATGCCCGGACAAATGCCTGCATGGTCCGGTGTAACTGCAAACGAGTAGAACTAATCGCCTCCAGTAAATCCGTAGCACACCAGTGGATCGGCGTGTCATAGAAGAACGTAGCCTCGATTTCCTCCAGGGTATTGGATTCCGTCATCAGATAGCGGTCCTCACCGGCCATTAATGCGCGATATTCATCATCAGTCACTGGCGGGGGAAGCACGTCAAGCCCGGGCTTGATCGTCACCCCTTTATTGATATTGAACTGTTCCATGTTAATTTCCTGCTTTCAGTTGCTTAAGACGACGTTTGAGTTCGCCATTCCGTGCCTTTTCGTTATTGAGTCGGCCCGTCTCCTTATCCAGCTTCGCCCGCAAATCAGTGATCTGCTGTTGATTGAAAGACACCGAATTCTGCGCGGACTTATAAGCGGCAACCACCTGAGCATTCCGCTGTTTTGCCTCTTGCAGGCGCTGAAAGTTGGATTTAACTGCTGGTTTCTTGTCTACCGGATTGGCAACACGCTTCGCTTTGGCGATCAGTGATTTTTGGAATTTTGCGGAGTTTTTGCGGGCCGCTTGCCCCATGGCGGTACCAAGCGTCTTGATATCCGGCGACTGTGCGTTAGGAATAGCTTTTCCATTCAGTTTCACAGACGATATATCGCCAGTATCGTTTACCTGTATGCCAAGAATTTGTCCGTCGTTAAGAACCAGCTTTGCGGTTTTAACTTTAACGCCATCTTTCGTTGTTGCGCGGTTGCTGGAGTCAACCTCAATTACCGTAACACCGGTTTTATTGATCGCCGCGATAAGGGATTTCAGCCCCTTTTCATTAACCTGGTCAAAATCGACCGTTGCATACTTATTTTTCGTCATCTGACACATCCTGTGCGAGATTTATTACGTAACTTCTGCGGATTTGCTGAGTAACAGGGAAAATCCGATACAACGGGTTAATGAACGAGTCGCCATGCGTAACCATGACGTTGAAATGCCACAGTCGCTCTCCTATACCCATATATTCAGTGGGTATGTACAACCATTCACTGTTTTCGCCCTGTTCAGCCGACGTCAGACAACGTTGTTCGCCTTCAATCACTGTCGTCGGCTTCTGAACATCGCGGATCCAATATCTGACCGTTGCGCCGCGCAAAAACGGGAATTTAGACCGGTATTTGAACGGCACTCGGATGAAACCCGGTTTAATTTCCACATCACCAAGTTCTAAATGCGTGATGTCCTTGCGTTTTAGCAAATAGCGATCGGCTAAGGCTAACGCAAGAACGCATACGCCCCAGCCAATCATTTCCCGCCTCCCTTTTTCACCAAACTTGTAAGAACATTCAGAATGCTATCGATATTCACTCGTTTCATCCCTGAAATCACCTCATGACCGTTATTGCTGGCTATCGTTACCATTAAGTACGTAATTGATAACTCCCAGCCCTCGTGTTGCCCCAATAGGTACGCCACCGCGCCAGCTGTCACTGCAACAAAGATCTCCGTAACCAATCCCAACAAATTGCCAGACTGGCGACCGTCTCGGACATCCATCAGGAACGTGCCTATCCCACCAATTACTGAAAGCAGGAACGCAATAGCAACTGGAGCTAATTCCTGTGTGTCAAGCACAAGTTCCCTCCTACGTTGTCAGGAGGTAATGGTATGCAAAGTAACTTCTCAACCGGTCATTTGTTGCTTAAGAGGCATTTCTATTGAGGTACGAATCGATAATCCTTTGTGACTTTTCAAGAATGAGCTTGTTATTGATGCTGCAAATAATAGTTACGCAATTCTGAAGACTTTCATCCATACCCTTATATTCCGCGAAATACATGCCTATAAAGCCTGCAAGTACGGCAGCAATACACTCGGCCATCAATTGCCTGCATGACGCTTCGTAACGTTTTTCACGAACCCCATTCAGAAACGAATGCACGCCTCCAAGGATGGTTATAAAAAATATGGTTAAATCAAACATTAAAGTACCCCCGCTTTTCAATAAAACATCATTGGGGCACGGTATGCACTTTGTGATTTCCACACACACTGGTTTCTGTTAATCAAAATCCGCAGCTTGCTATAAATAACGATAGTGAGCAGAAAATATGCTAATAGGCTATGTACGCGTATCAACAAATGAACAAAACACTGCTTTGCAACGAAATGCCCTTGAAAGCGCAGGATGTGAGCTAATTTTTGAGGATAAGGCGAGCGGCAAAAAGGCTGAACGACCAGAGTTAAAAAATGCTTTTGAGAGGTGACACTCTGGTCGAATGAAAGTTAGATTGGCTTGGATGCAGTATGCGCTCGCTCTTGAAGCATGAACAGTAATCATCTTATCTGGATGCACTGGAACCAGTCGTTACTTCCAGCGCTCCAGATATTTTTTTAATGGGCTACGCCTCCGGGAACGCTGGCCAATTGACATCTGGTGCAGTGCTGGTATCCGTTGCGGTCACCGCATCGATATAATCCAACACAGCGTTAAGACGGGTGGTTTCAGCCTGCGTAAGATTCCGTCCGGCCTGTAATTTCAGTTGAATAAGACTAATGGAAGCCATTGCGGTATCAATCAGCGACTGTTTTTTCTGTTCAGCGTCAGCTACCAGTTCATCATGAGAACGTTCCGGAGTGGGTGGTGCAGTAAATCCCCCGTCTGAATAAACCCAGCCGATTCCGGGCTGCTCACTGATATCAGAAATATTAATGAGCTGCTGATTATCCGGCACTGTGAATTCAGCCTCGCCATCCCAGACAATGACATTCACAACCATCCCATTTTCAATAACTGCATATGACGCATTCATTATGCAAACTCCTCGATAATACAAATCCCAGCAGCACCTTTCCCGCCTGTCATACTGGTTCCGCTATAACCGGCATCGTATGCGCCACCGCCACCTGAACCATATGCCTTACCACTAACACCACCGCCAGCGCCTGCGCGTCCACCGCCGCCCCAGTGCGATGTTCCGCCTTCACCGCTGACGCCGATATTTCCGGACTGACCGTCGCCTCCATGTCCACCAGTGATGCGGATATCGCCAGTGCTCGGCACACCTCCGTTACCGCCGTTTGTGTTTGTAACTCCCACTTTCCCGCCACCTGCGCCACCAGGAGCAATTAACGATGCGAATACGCTATTCCCGCCACTGGTGCCGTTCGTCGCACTAACACCACCGGCCCCACCTGCGCCGATAGTGACTGGATAACTATTCTGTGTCGGGGTCATTATTGAAATTATTGTTCCACCGGCCCCACCGCCAGCACCGAAAAACGTTTCATTATTGGATATAGCCTTGCAGCCGCCCCCTCCGCCACCGCCGCCCGTTATTGTGACCCTGATCCGTTTTGTTCCTGGCGTCGGGGTATACGTACCTGATGAAGTGAAAACCTGGGTATTCACCAAACGCCCAACATATCCGCTTGAATCGCTCAGGCCAAGGTTAGCAGCAGTTAAAGTAATATTTGCAGAACCATCAAACTTAACACCGTTGATAGTGCGTGCAGTCTGTAGTTTCGTTGCGGTTGCGGCATTACCGGTAGTGCTCTGATTACCTGCTTTATTCACGCCCGGCAGGTCGATATTGGCACTACCATCGAATGACACTCCGCCTATTGTGCGTGCTGTTTGCAGTTTTGTTGCAGTTGCAGCATTACCAGTAGTGCTCTGATTACCTGTTTTATTCACACCTGGCAGGTCGATATTGGCACTACCATCGAATGACACTCCGCCTATTGTGCGTGCTGTTTGCAGTTTTGTTGCAGTTGCAGCATTACCGTTCAAACTACCATTGATGCCGCCAGTAACATTGAGTCCATTACCGATCGTAACAGTACCATTGGCATTGTTAATGATAAGCGGCCTTAAATTATTATAGGTTCCCAGGCTGTTACCCGAATCGGTCAACATGAAAAATGTGTTTGAACCATCGTTTCGGATAAAGAATCCGTAGTTTCCGTAGGCAATGCGCAGACCATTCGCCGATTTTGAAATGATCTCACCAGTAGCCGTTAAACCGCCGTTGAGATTTCCTCCGGTTATTGGTAATGCGCCGACATCCGTGGCGGTCGGTTTAATGTGCGAACTGTAAATTACATATACAGTTCCATCTGTCAGGCCTGTTGGTTTATTCGCTGTATAAGATGGTGATGTATGAATCGTTACGCTGGCGTTACTGGTATAATCCCACTGAATATTAACACGTGTGGCGTGATTACCTATTTCAACATAAACATCATAGGTATCACCGGATGTATTCACCCATGCAAAATTAGTAAATCCAACCCTTGTCCGTCGCCATAACGCACCAGTAAGACCTTTTGGACTCCCATTTCCCGCACGAAGAACAAGTTCAGATATACCAGCCTGCATAGGGGAGTTAACATTATATCCAGAACCACCAATCAGGCTTATGTAAACCACGGAACTGGACTGTGGCATGGTTACAGTTGCCAGCTTGAACCATCCAGCACCACCACTAAAAGACATTGTTGTTGAGTTGATCGTGCCTATAGACCTTGGAGTTAGCTCAATGTTTTTAGAACCGTCAAACGACACCCCATTTATAGTTCTAGCGGTTTGTAACTTGGTCGCTGTAGCCGCGTTACCGGATGTATTCTGATTACCCGCAACGTTAACACCAGGTAAATTAATATTCGCAGTACCATCAAAGCTAACTCCGCCGATAGTTCTTGCCGTCTGTAGTTTTGTAGCGGTTGCTGCATTGCCAGTTGTATTCTGATTGCCAGTGGCATTCACACCAGGAATGGAGTCCCTTGATGTATATACCTGCGCCCACGCTGACCATGCCGCATCAGTGTGATCTCTTCGGGAGCGAATGAAAACCGGCGCATGTGCACCGCTCGTACCACTCCAGCCAATAAGCAACTCGCCCTCACCAGCAGAACTCGCACCTTTCATGTGCAATACGTTGCCATACGTGGTCGGGTAGCTATTGTTGTACGCCTCGTACATCTGCAATCCAGTAGCAGCACCTTGTGTTGTACCGGTGAGCGCAGTAACACGCCCTCTGGACGTAATTGTTGGTATCGAAATGTTCGCAGAACCATCAAACATAACACCGTTGATAGTGCGTGCAGTCTGTAGTTTCGTTGCGGTTGCGGCATTACCGGTA